AAGATGAAGTAGAAATGGTACTTGATTCAATATATAGAGGAAAGTTAAAAGATAATTTAAGGTATAAAGGTTTTTTCTCATATAACCCTCCCAAAATGAAACATAATTGGGTAAATAAAAAATACGAATATACTTTTAAAGAAGATGATGAAATATTTGTACATCACTCAACTTATCTGGACAATCCATTTATTTCAGATGATTTTGTAAAAAGAGCTGAAGCAGTAAAGTTAAATAACCCTATGAAATACAAGCATACATACTTAGGAGAACCTATTGGAAATGGAATAGTTCCTTTTGATAATTTAGAAATTAGAACTATTAGCAATGAAGAAATAAAAGGACTTGATAGATTTAGAAATGGAGTTGACTGGGGGTATGGAGTTGATCCAATGGCATTTGTTCGTTGGGGATATGATAAGAAAAAGAGGATAATCTATGCTATTGATGAGTTTTTTGGAGTAGGAATTAAAAATAGAGAGTTAGCTGCTTTTATCATATCAAAGAATTATGATGAATTAGTTATATGTGATAGTGCTGAACCAAAAAGTATAGATGAACTTAGAGAATATGATATCAGTGCTACAGGAGCTAAAAAAGGAGCTGGGAGTGTTGAGTATGGAGAAAAATGGCTTGCTGATTTAGAGGCAATAGTAATTGATCCAAAAAGAACACCCAATATTTCTCGGGAGTTTGAAATGATAGATTATGCAACTGATAGAGATGGAAATGCTTTACCTCGTTTGGAAGATAAAAATAATCATACAATAGATGCTACAAGATACGCATTTTCTAATGATATGAAAAAAGGGAAGTGGGTATATGAGTATTAGAGAATTTTTTAAAAATTGGTTTTTCAAGGATTGTTCTGTAATGACTGGAGATGGGAAGAATTTTGAATCATCTGAATATATGTCAACAATATGGGAACAGCCAGGCTTTATGCTGCCAATTAAAAAAAAGATTAAGGCTTGTCAAAATATAGAAATGGGCATTTATACAGGAAAAGAAGACGGCAAGAAAAAAGTTGATAATCATATTTTAAATAAGATTTTTAGAATGATTAATCCAAATACATCATTCCAGGACTTTATAGATTATTTAATAGTTTGGTTAGAAGGTTCAAATAATGGAGTTTTATTAGAGCTTATAAAAGGATTGCCCTCATTTGCTCCTGATTTATATATACACTCACCAAGTAATTTTACAGTGTATTTTGAAGGTAGAAGGATAAGAGAAATAAGAATACATAATCCAGCTAAAACAATAACTGGGGACGAATTAAAGAATTATATGTGGCTTAGTTCTCCAAACTATGACAACATAATAGATGGAGTTAGTGGAAATGGAATAGGTCAAGGAAGAAGCAAACAGAACGCATTAGCAATATTTGGAGCTTATTTATTCAAGGCTTGGAAATGGAACTGGAGCTTGGCAAATAATTTAGGAAAACCAGGGGGAATACTTCAAACAGAAGGTGCAGTAGATAAGGAAGATAGAGAAGAAATAAGGAGCAAATATTCAGCTCATTATGCAGGAGCTGAGAATGCTGGAAGTCCTTTGGTACTTGGTTCAGGGCTTAAATATCAGGATACATCAAAAGCTCCTATTGATGCTGACTGGAGTATGGCAGAACAGAAAGCACATGAAAGAGCTGCCATTGCCACTGATGTCCCAGTTGAGCTAGTAGGTGGTGGAGATTCAACTTATCAAAATAGGAAACAGGCAAAGAAAGAATTATATAGAGAAGCAGTAATTCCGTTTTTTAACAATTTAAAGAATTGGCTTAATTACTTATTAAGTGATTATTTAAAGAATGGAGAATATATAGACTATGATCTTTCTGGTGCTGATGAACTGAAAGATGATATAGGAGATATTATTCAAAAATTAGAACCTTTAAAAAATAGGGTAACAATAAATGAATATAGAAGAATTATATCATCACTTACAGATTTAAGCTTGGAACAATTAAAAGGTGGGGATGTCTTACTTGTTGGTGGTGGAGATATGACATTAGAAGAAATTACTGAACCAGCTACAACTGAAGGAGAAAAAGAAGAAGATGTATGAAAAGGGAAGTTCAAAAAATAAAAGCAATTAAAGCACTAGAAAGAAGACTCAGTACAAGGAATAAGAAAGTTATAGAAAAAATATTCATTGAACTAAGAGATAAAGTAATTGCAGACAATTCAAAATCTTATGATGTAAAAATGATAATAAATATTGATTATGAATGGCTTTTAAAAAAGTTTAAAAGTGGACTTGAAGTAATTTATCTATATACATTCGAGGAGACTTTTAAGGGCTTTCAAAACATCTACAAAAAAGTAATAAAACCTAAAACCATAAAAGGTATTAGAGATTATTTTTTAAAAAATTGGAATATTAAAAATGCTGGAAAACAAGCAACTAAAATGACAGTAACAACAAAAAATATTTTAAATAAGATAATTACAACAGGACAAGAAGAAGGCTTGTCACATAATGACATGGTAAAAGAACTGGTAAAAAATATTAATGGAATGACAGAACAAAGAGCTAGCACAATAGCAAGAACTGAAACAAGTAAGAGCATTAATACAACAAGTTATGAAACTGCTAAGAATGTGATGAAAGAAAAATGCTGGATACATGTTGGAGGAAAAAAGACATATAGACCACATCATAAAGCTATAAGTAATAAATGGGTGGATATAGACTATAAATGGAAGTTAAAAGATGGTGTAGAAGCTGAGTATCCACACCAAGATAGTTTGCCAGTTTCTGAAGTTGTTAGATGCAGTTGTTTAATTATTTTCAGATAAAGGAGTAGGTATGTCACCAAAAAAGCTAAAGAAAAGAATTAATTTTTCTGATGAAACTTTAAATTTTACTTGTGAAATTGAAAAGTTTAAGGAAGAAGAAGAAACACCAGGAAGATTTACAGGAATACTTGTAAATATGCAAAATGACAGTCTTGCAAAGGGTATTTATAGATTTAAAAAGGGAAGTATGCAAGGGAATAATGGGAAGACTTTACTTCTTTTATACAATCATTATGGTGAATTATTGCCAGTTGGAAAATTAGTAGGAGAAGAAACAGAGAAGGGATTTGAAGTTGTGGGAGAGTTTCATTTATCAAAAGATGAAAATGGAAATTATATAAATCCCGAAGCTGCGAAGTTGTATTCGCTTATGAAAGAAATGAAACTACCTTTTGAAATGTCGGTGGGTGGAAACATTGCAGATTATAAAGAATATAGTGAAAATGGTAAGTATTACATAGATATAAATAAGTTTGAAGCTCATGAGGGGAGTTTAACACCCAAGGGTGCTGTAAAAGGTAGTAAAGTAACAAGAGTATTTAATAGAGAAAATGGAGGAATAGGACAAATGGATAGGGAACAATTAAAATTATTAATGGCTGAATTATTAGCAAATTTTAAAACTGAGTTATTAGAAGCTGGAACACCAGAAGAAATCAAAAATTTACCTACTAAATTCAATGAAATTAATTCAAAGTTTGAAGAAATTAAAACTGAATTAAATGGAGAATTTAAAGCTGAAATTGAAAAGCAAATGACTGAGTTTAATGAAGTTATTAAAGGATTAAAAGCAAACTTTAAAGCTACTCCAGCAGAAGTTACAGTTGCTGAACAATTTAGTGCAATGATTCAAGAGGTTGAAAAAAATGGAAAAGCAACAGAAACTGTTTTTAATTCAACAACAGAATTAAATTTTTCAGCAGATCCTGCTAATACAACTAATACATCAAAAGCTATTAAAACACAGTATGTAAATACAATACTTGAAAGATTAGTTGAGCAAAATTCAGCACTTGGAGATATAAAGTTTATTCCAATAACAGATGGAAGTTTAACAATTCCAAGAGAAGTTGCAGGTTTACCAGAAACTGGTTGGATAGGAGAGGAAGCAGACAGAGAAGAAACTTCTGTATCTCAAATTGACCATGTAGTTATAGCATTACATTCATTGTATGCAATGCCAAAAGTAACTAATAAATTACTTGCTACCAATTTTGTAGGATATGCTAATTTCTTAATAAAAAGAGTTGAATATGCTTTATCTTTAAGATTAGCAGATGCATTATTTAATGGAACAGGGACAAATATGCCTACTGGAATTTTAAAAGATAGCAAAGTAACACAAGAAATTGAAATAGATACAACTGATGACACAACATTTGTTGATTCATTGATAAGTGCTTACTATGCACTAGATGAGGAAGTTGCGAGAAATGCAAAGTGGTACATGACTTCTGAAACTTGGGCAGGAATAGCTAAATTAAAAAATAAACAAAAAGATTTCTATATTACTGATTTAAACAACGGAAATGCAAGAACTTTAATGACTAGACCAGTTGTTTTGATTACTTCAAAAAATGCAGGATTAAAAGGAATTACTACAGCAACAGCCAATGAAATAGTTGGAGTATTTGCAGATTTAAGCACAGCAGTAATGGGAATCCAAAACAATGCTATGACAATGAGATTAGAAGATAAAGTAACTTCTAAAGGGTACACAAAATATTACATGGAAAAAGGTGTGGGCTTGGGAGTTCAATTACCTGAGAATATTTTAAAATTGAAGAAAAAAGCATAATTTAAGAGGGATTATTCCCTCTTACAATGCTAGCAAGGGGATAGCATGGGAATTAAATATGATTTAGAAATTGCTAAAATACTCACTAATATTGAGGATGAAAAGCTTTTAAATTTTTATATTAATGCAGTAATAAAAAAGATAGAGGGGATATTAGGCTATGAACTCCTAAAAGGGCAAATAATAAGTTTAGTTAGTGGACTTAATAAAAACTATGTATTCTTACCTAGAAAGAAAATTGAAAGGGTATTGAACGCTAAAAAAGGGTGTAAAAAACTCCCTTTCAGTTTTGTAAATAGAAAAGTAATATTTGATGAAATTATAACAACAGATTCTTATGTAGAAATAGAATATATAGCTGGCTATGATGAATTACCTGAAAATCTATTAATGTTCATCTGCTCAACCATAAAGGAAGAACTTTCTAATGCTGAAGGATTAAAGAGCTATGGGATAAGAGGGATAAATTATACTTTTTTAAATAAAATAGAACAATCCGACAACTTTATAAGAGGAGTAAAAGACTTATTTGGAGTTATAGAAATATGACAATTGTAGAAATTTGCCAAGAAATGGGATATTTAAGTAAACATACTGTAGAAATTGGAATATTAGCTATTGATAAAAGCTTAACAGGAGAAGATGGAAAAACGAGTATTCTTGAATATGCAATATATAATGAGTTTGGAACTTCTAGCATATCTGCTCGTCCATTCATGAGAAATGCTTTGGATAGTAATAAAGAATATATAGGGAACTTAATAAAAACAGCTGTGGCTGATGTTGCAAAAGGAAGTATAAAAGGCAAACCTGCACTTATGAGAGTAGGGGAAACTATAAGAGGTTTAGTAATTCAAAGTATTGCTACAGCTCAGACTTGGGCAACTCCAAATAATCCAAAAACTTTAAAAATAAAAACTAAAAATGGACAGGCTAATAATACCAAACCACTTATAGATAACAGATTTTTAATAAAATCAATTCGGTATCAAATAGTAAATGAAAATGGGACAATAGAATATTTGTCAGACTTTAAGGATGTATAAGATGGATAAAGTTATTTTATTAAGTAAGCACAAAACAAATATAAAAATTATTTCAAGTGTTGAAGGAAGATGGGAAAAAGGGAAATATATAGCTAATGAAGAGAAAGAAAAGATTATAAAAGGGGTATATATACCTGTTTCATCTGATACTTTGAAATATTATCCTCAAGGTGAAATTACTTTAAAAGATATGGAATTATTTACAAAAGAGAAACTAAAAGAAGGGGATATTGCTATTTTAAGAGATGAAAAATTTAAGATAATTGAAATAACTGACTTTGATTATCTAGCTGATATAAAAAGCTATATTTTAAAGAGGAGTACAAAAGATGATTAAAATTATAATTGAATTACTCAATAAAATGAGTAACATTCAAATTATACCAGCTTTTAGTGCTACAAAGCCTCCTAAAAAGCCTTATGCTACTTACCAAGTACTAAATATAAATAGTGCTGATTTTAGAGTATACACAGAAAGAGAATATATAAAACAAGATGAAAAATATCTTGAAATAACAGAATACAGAATAATGGCAAGACTTCAATTTGATGTATATTCAGAAACTCAAGAAGAAACATTAGAAAATGCAATTGAACTAAGAGAATTAATCCTTTTTAATGCAAGAAGAGAAATCAACAGACTTGATGCTGGAGTAGTAAAAAGTAGTGAAATAAAATCATTAAATGAATTAATTAATTCAAAATATGAGTATCGTTGTACTTTTGACATAGTTTTTGAATATATAAAAGTAACAAAAGAAAGAGAACTTGAATTAATAAAAGAAATAGAATTATTGGTAAATAATAAAAATAAAAGCAGAATAGCAAGGAGGAAAGAATAATGGGAGTATATAGAGAACCGATAAAAGTAGTATTAGAACAAGAATTGAATTTGACAATTGCTTCATTAAATAAAACTCTTATAGTTACAAATGATAAGAATGTAGATTTTAAATACTATATGAATTCTAAAGATGTTGCTGATAGTTTTGGAAATAATTCAAAAGTATATAAATTAGTGGAGAAGTTCCTAGGACAAAGAGATGGAGATGGTAATATATTAAAACCTGACTTTTTTGGAATAGTTGGAATTACTGCAAGTGGGCAAGAAAAAATTGAGGATAAATTAAAAGAAGTTTTAAATGAAAATTTAGACAAGGAATGGTATGCACTTTTAACAACATTCGATACTGTTGAAACAATGAAAGCTGTAAGTTCTTTTTTAACTGAAAATAGAAGAATTTATATAACAGAAGTCAAAGCTTATCCATTAGCAGATACATTAAAGTCTGATAGAATTGCACCTATTTGGAATTTAAAAATGGATGAAGCTGATAAAGAATATAAAGCAGCCGCTTATGCTGGGGTAGTTGTAACAAAAGGAGCAGGATACAGAAGCTCAATGATAGAACTACAAGGAGTAACAGCTGACACTGAATTAGCTAAGAAACCTGAACTTACAAAGAATAATATTACATTTGTAGAAAAAAGAACATCAGAAGGCTATATAACAGCCAATGGTGGAAAAACAACAGATGGAACTTATTTAGATGACACAACTGCTATTGATTGTATCATTGTAAATCTAAATGAAAATTTAGAAAAAGCAATGATTAAAAAAGGATTCCCACAAGATGAGGAAGGTTATGCCTTTTTAGAAGAAACATTAAACAATGTTATGGAAGAAATGGGAGCTAATAATTTACTTGCTAAATTGAATGGAAAATATCAATATACAGTTTTTCCTGTAACTCAGACAGCAACAGAAAGAGGGCTTAGACTTATAAGACCGAAAGTACTTTTTAGACTTAGAAACTGGGCTTATTTCATTGATTTAACATTAATGAAAACTAATAAGGATATTGGAGGTAAGGAATGATGGTTGATTTAAGTAAAAAAATTTTTATTTTTAATGGTTATACTTTTAAAAATTTTAGAAGTCTGAGTGTTGGGGCTCCTGAAGACCAATATAAGTCATCTGATAAAAGTATTTATGGAGAGAGAAGAATATTATATAGTCCAGATCCAAATCTTGAAATAACTATTACTGTTGCAAGTGGAACTGAAGATGAAAAAATACTTTTAGATGCTTCAGAGAACAGAATAACTGGTTCAGGATATTTTAAAGATAGTTCAATTTCTAAATATAGTAGAGGCGTAACAATAAAAGAAATTGGAGTAAATAAAAGTGAATTGGCAAATGATGGAGAATCTGATTCAAGAGAATTTAAACTTGTATGTGTAGGTGTTAAGGAGGCAATAAACTAATGGAAAATAAAATAAATAAAACAGAGCAACAAGAATTAAAAAATAAAGAATTTCTAAAAAAAATAGAGGATAAGAATATATCAAATATAACTTTTAAAGCTGAGGGTTTAGGAGTTTTAGAATTTAATTTGATGATGACAGGAAAAGATTTTAAGACAATAGAGAGACCTTTTAGAATTGAAAGAGTTTCAACAGATACATTTTTTAAGCTTTCATCTGAAAAAGATGAATTAGCAATAGGCAAGAAATTATTGAATACTTTTATAGCTCAGCCTACGGAAGCTAGAGACATAGAATTTTTTAATATGGATCAAGAAGCTTTAGAAACTATTACAATGATTATAACTGAATTTCAACAAACTCCCTTTTTATTCATTAAAAACTTTGGAGAAAATAAGGAAAATTAAGCAAGGAAGATTTGATGTTTGTTTTGAATCTAAGATTCCATACTATAAAAAGCCTGTTGAAGAACTATGTTACGAAGAATATATGCTTTTACAATTAGCTTGGGCTGATTATGCAAAAAGAAAAAATAAAAATTAGAAAGGAGGGTTAGTGATGTTAGAGCAGTTATCATTGGTTTTTAAAGTTGTAGGTAATGGACAAGTTACTTTAAATCAAATTAGTTCTCAAATTGGAAACTTAAAGAATAATATGTCAAATTTTAAAAATAGTGTTAGTTCAACATTTGGGAATCTAAAAAGCACTATTGGTTCAGTAAAACAAAGTTTAGTTGCTTTTAAAAATAAGATTAGTACAACTTTTAATGCCTTGAAAGCTAAAATAACAGCTAACTTTCCTGCTATTGGGAAAATAAGAAATGGTTTTATTTCACTTCGGAGAAGTTTAGGAAATTTTGGGAACTATGCCCAGCAGCAATTTCAAAAAAGTAAAGAAAAAGCAAGTACACTTCTAAGTGTCTTAAAAAGAATAGCTACAGCATTAGCAGCAGGTTTTACAATAAAAACCGCTATTGATGGTGCTGGAAATATTGAACAGTATAGAAATACACTTGAAACTGTATTGAAAGATTCTGATATGGCAAGAAAAAAGTTAGCATGGGCTAGTAGATTTGCTAATAGAACTCCATTTGAAACAGATGAAGTCCTTTCTGGGATGACGAAATTACAGTCTTATGGAATTGAAGGAGATAGAGTTTTAAAAACAACTAATAGAACATATCTTGAAATGATTGGAGATATGGCTTCAGGAATGGGGAAAAGTTTTGACCAAGCGATTGAAGCTATTGCTGATGCAAGAACTGGAGAACTTGAAAGATTAAAAGAATTTGGAATTACTAAGAATATGATCGCTGAATTTGGTAAAAGCAAAGGCTTAGAAATTTTCAATAATAAAGGGCAAATTAATGACTTAGAGTTATTTAATAAGACTTTATTTGAAATGATGGACTCTCGTTTTGGTGGGGCTATGGAAAAGCAAGCTAAAACATTTAAGGGAGGATTATCAACTATATCAGGAGCTACAAAATCAGCATTAGCAACATTGGCAGGAGTTAATGAATTTGGTGATATAGTTGAAAACTCTCCATTTCAAATTCTTAGAGATAGAGTTATCGTACCACTAGCTAATACACTAGTAAAATTTCAAGAAGATGGAACATTTACTAGATGGGCAGAAAATTTATCTAGTATCTTTGGTGAACTAATTTCATGGGGAGAAAAAATAATAAATTTTATTGTTAAGTGGAAAGAAGTTTTAATTCCACTAGCAAGTGCAATAGCTGGGCTTTTTGTAATTAATAAGGTAATAGTTTTAATTGGAGCTTTAAAAACTGCATTAGCAGCTCTTTCTTTTAATCCGATTATGCTTGCAATTGGGGCTGTAATAGCTATTGGTGTCCTATTGTATAGAAACTGGGATCTTGTAAAAGAAAAATTAATTTCACTTTGGGATAAGATAAAAGGTTTTGTTAAGGTTTTCTTACTTTTTTCAGGAATGGGTTTAATAATAAAACTAGGACAATTATTAATAGAAAATTGGGAGAAGATTAAGGCTAAATTATCTACATTATGGGATAAAATTAAAGCTTTTGCTAAAGCATTATGGGATATTGGTAAAAAAATATTTATGTGGCTTAACCCAATAGGTTTAATTATTACTGTTGGGAAACTGATAATAGAAAATTGGGATTTAATAAAAGCAAAGTTTGCTGAATTAGGAAGTTATTTATATAACAAAATAATTGATATAGGGAATTTCTTTATAGGATTAAAAGACAAAGTAGTTGATGTATTTTTTAACTTAATAGATAAATTAAAAGAAGTGTGGGAGACAATGAAGTCAACTGCTACATCAGCTTTTGATTTTATATTAGATTATGTTGCTAAAATTTGGGAAAGTATTAAAGGTTTTTTCTCAGGTTTAGGTGAAAAAATAAAATCATTACCAGGAATATCTTGGTTTTTTAGTGATAGTGAGAAAAAAAATACAAATAGTTCTATGATAGATGGTACTCATAAAACAGGACTTGACTATGTCCCTTTTGATGGCTATATCGCTGAGCTTCACAGAGGTGAAAGAGTTCTAACGGCTGAAGAAAATAATGCATATTCAAGTGCTGAAAGTAATGAGTTTTCTAATACAAGTAATTCAGTAAATACAAAAAATTCTAATAAGTCTGATAAAAAAATCATATTAAATCTTACTGTAAATATGTCTGGAACAAAAGAAATGGATTGGAATAGAATTGGAGAAATGATAGTAGAAAAATTAGAGGATTTGATGTTACAAAATGAAATAGCTAAAGGGGAAATATAGATGTTTTCAATCACAAATATTATGAGTAAAGTAAGTAGTTTTCTAAATAATGTAAATTCAATTTCTAACCGAATTGATAATTATCTAAGAAAAACTCCGCCAATTTTATTGGGAAATATAAAACTTCAATTAGTTTCTGGAATATCTGAAAGCTATTCTAATGATGTTCCAACAATTCCAATTGATGATGGAACTCAAATAGCTGATAACATAACACAAAATCCGTTAGAGTTATCATTTAAAGTTCAAATTGTAGGTTCTAATCACAAAGAAATTTTTGAAAAAGTTCTTGAACTTAGAAATAAAAGAGAACTTGTGGACTTGTATATGATTAAGTTATATAAGAATATGGCTATAACAAATATAGAAAATACTATAACTTCATTATATTATACAGAATTTACTATTTCATTGGTAGAAGTAAAGATTGCTCATGTTTCTATGATTCCTTCCCCTAGTCCAAAAGCTAAAGCTAGTGTTAGAAATAAAACAAAGATAAAAACAGCAACAAAAGGTAAAAAGAATACAAAAGGTGCTGCTCAAGCTGTTACTAAAAATAAAAGCTCAGGAGTAAAGGATTGGGAGGGAGATTTACAAAGTGAGCATATAAAACTGCCATAGATAATAGGAGTATAGAAATGAAAATAAATATAATGAAAGAATCTATTCCATATATAACTGATGTAACTATTGCAGGGACAACCTTTCAATTTGAGTTTACATATAATTCTTATGATAAAAGAGTGTACATAACACTTTATGATATTGATGATAATTTAATATATCCAAATGAGCCGATTTTATTCGGGATCCCACTATGGTTCAATAAATTAGTTGATGAAAAAGGAAATTTTAATAAAAAATATCCTCAAAAATACATTATCCCTAATACTTTAGATAGAAAAGCAATAAAAATTGATTATGAAAATATTGATAAAATTGAGCTGTTAGTGGAGGAGTAATGAATTTTATAGCAAATAGACCTATTTTTCCTAGAAATTCATATCTTATTATAAATGGTGTAAAACTAGATGATCATAATAATGATGGTTTAAAATTTGACGTTGATGTAAAAACAGGAGAAGAAGGGAAAGTAGGGGTAGGAACATTCAAAATATATAATTTAAGTCAAGATATAGAAGTAGGAAGTGAGATAGAACTGTGGTTTGGGTACGCTGAAGATGTTGGCTATTATTCAAAATATGAAGTTATAAAAAAGAAAAAAATAAAAGAAAGTTCTTCATTTATTCAAGAACTAACTTGTTCAGAGCGAACTAAAAATAGTAGTAAGATAGTTTCAATTAGCTTGGATGGGAATACTAGGATATCTGAAGCAATAAAAGAAGTTACTAAAGAAATGGGAATAAATCTTATTTCTATGGAACTTAACAAAGATAAAATTTATACTAACGGCTTTACTTGTTACAGTCAAGGATTTCAGGAGTTAAGAGAATTAGTTCAAGACTCAGAGAGCAAAATGACTTTAAAAGGTGATGATCTTTATATCTATACAGATAAACAAAAAGATCAAGCAATTTATTTAAGTTTTGAAAGTGGGTTGATTCATAATCCTGAAGCTGTTGAACAGCAAGAAAAAGAAGTGAAAGTAAATAAAAAAGCAGACAATAAAAAAGGAAAGAGCAAAAAAGATGATAAATGGGAAAATGAACAAAAAAAGAAAACTATAAAAGAAAGTAACAAATATGACTATACAATTGAATGTTTTCCAATCCACTATATAAAAAAAGGTGATGTTGTATACATTGAAAGTGATGAAGTGAGTGGATTTATGCAAGTGGAAGAGGTAAGTGTTAGTCTAAGTGATAGCTGGAATATGAAATTAGGAGTTAAAGTGATGGAGGATGATGGAAAGCATAAGGATAATTCTAGTAAAAATTCAAAAAATAAGAAAAGGTAGATTTGTAGATGCTGAGCCTTTGTTTAGTCCAAATGGTGTTGCTCTACCTGTACTTCGTAATGTTCCAGTTGCCTTGTTTGGAGATAGTAAAGACCACATTGATTGGAATATCAAAGAAGGGGATATAATGCCATACTTTGTATTAACTTTTGATATTTCCTCATATATAAGTCAAGGCTCTCATGATGTTATGGATTCAAGCAGAAGAAATAACTTAAACAATGGTTTTATTTTACCTTTCACAATTCCAAATGCTACAGAAAGTTTGGAATTTCCTTCGGATATTAGAATTATTGGAGATAGATTAGAAGAAGGGAACATTGATTTGAAAGGAGATTCTAAGCAAGAAGGTAATGTTGAGATAAATGGAAACACTACTCAGAAAGGAAATACAACACAAACTGGGAACATATCTACAAAAGGTTCTGTTGCAGCATCTGAAGATGTTACTGCTGGAGATAAGAGTTTGAAAAAACATAAACATTCAGGAGTAGCAAAAGGAACTGAAATAAGTGGAGGAGTAGCATAATGGAAGCTATAAAAATGGATGATGGAGATATTAAATTTTCAAGAATTTTAGGAATAGATGAGTTTTGGCAGAGAGTAGTAAATTCTTTAAAAATATATTCAATTGAGTGTTTTTATGATGAAAATTTAGGGCTTGATATAAGAATAATAAATGAACAGGATGTAGCTGAATATAAACTTGAACATATTTGTAGAAAGTTACAAGAATGGTATAGAGCTGAAATAGAAACAGTTAGTTATCAAATAATTTCTGAAGCAGAAAGAACTTTAAAAGCAAAAATATATATAACACATAAGAAACATAATAATATAGAAAAAGAGGTGATAATCAGTGGATAAATTTGAAACAAAAGGCTTTCAAGGACTTATGGAATTAGCACAAAAAGAAGCACAGAAAAAGGAAAACTTTGGGAGTGATTTCAATGTTGAGCCAACTGGTGATTATTACAAACTAGCAGCACCTTTCATATATCTTTGCTCTTACCTGGAAGACAAAATTATTTCGATAGCAAGGGGTTTAAATATATATAATGCACAAAATGAAGAACTAGATAATTTATTATATTTTTTTCCTAGACGGTTTGGAACAAAAGCCCGAATACATTGTAAAGTTACAGCAACAGGCTTTGTTGATGTAATACAAGGAGACATTATTGTTCAAGCAGAAAATGGTATGAAGTATGAAAATATAGAAAGATTTGAAGTAGACTCTTCAAAGACTAAAACAATACTATTTCAAAGTCTATTCGAGGGAGAGGAAGGAAATATCCAAATTAATAAAATTGAAAAAGTTATAAAAGCCCCAGCATCAATAGTTGATGTACAAAATGTTGAAATTGGAGAAGGTGGGCTTTCTTCTGAAACTGATTATGAGTATTTAAAAAGATATTTAGCTGGTAATAGCAAAGGTGAATGGAGTTTATTACCTATTTTAAATGCTATAAGAAAATTACCAGGAGTAAAAAGTGCTAATGGGATAAGAAACAATACAATGAATATAGACAGCTTTGGACTTTCTCCAAAAAGCATTTGGATAGTAGTAGATGGAGGAATAAAAGAAGAAATAGCACATGCTATTTATATGCACATTCATACTCCAGATACTAAAGGAAATGTTGAGGTAAATGTTCCAACATCTGTACCAAATCATTATGAAGTTATAAGATTTGACAGACCAACTCAAACAGAAATTGAATATAAATTGGATATAAAAAGTGCTGATGAATTGAAAATCAAAAATTTAATTGATGAGTATATTAATGAAGCTGGAATAGGGGCTTTACTATCAAATGGAACATTCTTATATGAGTATCTTTATAATAAAAACTATAAATATACAGATTTTGACTTAAAGTTTAGAAAAAAAAGTACTCTTATTTGGAGTAATTCAATTCAATTAAACTTTAATGAAATACCGAAGAGTGCTGGGAGAATATCATGATAGATGAGGTTATAAAGGGTTTACCTTTACATTTTCAAAAGGAAAATACAATTAAATTTTATAAGACCTTGAAGCCTGTTATTGAGTATATAGACAGTTTAATAGAAAATTTAAAAAATCAAACATCTTTATTAAAATGTTCAGGGATATTCTTAGATTTTATGGGTGAAAGATATGATGAAAAGAGAAGTGGTCGAGATGATGAGACTTATAGACAAGCATTAATTATAAAAAAAATGGCACTTGATGGATTACCTAATACAGAATTTTTACTTTCACTTACTAGGGAACTTACTAATAAAGAAGTTACTAAATTAAAAACAAGACCATTGCAAGAAGTAGCTAGTCAACTATTTAAGGTAAATATGATTGATGATTTAAAAGTTATTAATAAAATGCCTGACTTAAATAAAGTTTGTGAAGTTGGAGCAAGGATGTATTGGGAGCTTGAAATTATCAATAATAAAAGCAATAAATATTATTCATCAGTAGTTGAGAATATAAAAAAAATAGAAATAAAAGCTGATTTTAAACTAGATCAAACAATGAGAATAAATTCAAAGTTAAATACTGCTCAAGGGATAGGATTTACTAAAATAATCGAGATAGGGGGAATTAAATAATGAGTTATTTTGAAGGCTTAAAGCTAACAAAAAAAGGTGAACAACTTCAAGCTAAGATAAATGGAAATTTATCCGAAACTCTAACTTTTACAAAAGCAAAGTTAGGAAGTGGTTCAATAACTTCAAATGATGAGATTAGATTCTTAACAGATGTAAAAGAAGTATGGGGGACAGCTAATGTAACTAGTTGTAAGATACAGGGAGATGAAAAAAATATAGTAGCTATAGAACTTCAATTTTCTAATGCTGAGCTAAGAGAAGATAAAATCTTCAGAGAAATTGGACTTTATGCACAAGGAAATGAAGGTGAAGAAATTCTTTATGCTTATGCTAATGCTGGAGATAAATATGATTATATTCCATTAATGAAAGATAGCCCACATTCTTTTATAATAGTAATTTATTTCAATATAACAAGTGGTTCAAAAGTTGATGCCAAAATTGATTTACATAGTTATGTGTCACTTCAAGAATTTAATGAAGGAATGAATAAAAAAGTAAATAAAACAGACTATGCTTCAGCTGAGCAGTATGGAATCGTTAAGTATGGAGCTGAAGAAGGAACAGTGCTAGAAGGGAATAAGTTTACTCAGATGATGGGGAAGGATTATGGGGGAATATTAAATGAACCAGGATTAAAAGAGGTTGGAAAGATCTACTTTGATAAGAATACAAAGAAATTATATTTATGCAAGAATAATAATTCAGATATTTCAGCAAATATTAATAATTATATAGCTATGGACAGTCATTCAATTCTTGAGAGATTGGAAAATCTAATTAGTTTTTCTAAGGTTAAAGATTGGGATATTATTGAATTTCCAAACGAAAAAGTTATTTTAACCTTCAAAAAAAGAGTTTCCTACTCTTCTAATAAATATACTTTTGAACTACCTTTTAAAATAGAGAATGAAGTAGTTTTAGCAAGTTCAGAAGATATCAATAATCAGGTTTTATTTACAGCAAGCAAAGTGAATAATGAAATTCAAGTTAAAAGATGGCCAGACTTTATGGCTGGTGGAAGCAATATTGTTAACCTCTATATAGTCGCGAATAAAATTAGAGTTTAAGCTAAATGTATGCGACATAAATATTAGCTGTCCTAGAATTGTTGCTAGGAACGATATGACCAACATGAACTGTATCGGATTCATAGTTGTAAGTACAATATTCACAATATCCTGCACTTTGCCCAACACTTACAGACACAATTGTAGAATTTAAAGGAATTCCGATTTTATTTTTTAAATTGGGAATTCCAACTTCTGAAATAATTAATGTTCCAGAGTTTATCGATAAATAATCTTGAGTTGTTACAGAGTGTTTTTTTATTTTGATTAAATTTTCCAATCTATTCAGTTTTATATAATGTATCTAACAAATTTTAAGGAGGTACAAAGTATGGAACTAAAAGGATGGGAAAAATTAAAAAAGGAAAATGTGCAGATTTATAAGCAGTATTTAAATAGTTGCAAGAGTAGCAACTATGAAACATGGGGAACAACTTATTCTACTTATATTAGTAATTTCAAGTTATTCCTTATATGGTTTCAAGAAAATCACAAAAATAGATATTTATTGAGTAAAGATACACTGATAGAAATGCCACAAATCATGGAAGAGTATAGAAATTATTGTAGAAGTTTAGGTAACAGTAAAAGGACGCTAATGAATAAAATAACATCAGTTAGTAGCTTTTATTTATGGTGTGTAAGAAGAAATAAATGCAAGTTTCACCCCTTTGATAAAAAATTAGATCGATTGAAATTTACAGAAAAAGATAAGATTAGAAAGAACTATTTTTTAAATACTGAACAAATTCTTACTGTTAGGCTTTTTATGAAATTTCAAAATAAAAAGTATGATATTCAAGATCGAATTTTATGGGAATTATTTTTAGACAGTGCTTGTAGAATTTCAGCAATTCAAAATTTAAAGTTGGAGCAATTAAGACTAGAAGAGGGATACTTTGAAGGAGTTAAAGAAAAAGAAGGTTATATAGTGAATGCCTTTTTCTTTGAGAAATGTAAAATTCTTTTAAAAGAATGGATTAAATTCAGAGAAGAGTCAGGAATACATAGTGAATGGCTGTTTATAACAAAATATGGAGATGAATATAGAAAGATGAGTCAGGGGACTATAAGAAACAGAGTAAAAAAAATGGGATTAATTCTAGATATTCCAGACTTATACCCGCACTCTTTAAGAAAAACATCAATAAATCTTATAAACAATCTAGCTGGGTTAGGTGTTGCTAGTAGCTATGCAAATCATACAAGTAGCAATGTAACAAGTAAACACTATTTACAAAAAACTAATCCTATGGAAGTAAGAAATAATATTATTCAGCTTCGTAAAAAATTAGGAATATTTTAGAAAGGAGTAATAAAATAAATGACTAGTATAATAAATTTTTATAAAGGTACGGAATTAAAGTACTCAGTCTATTCAAATAGCTTAGAAGATGTAAAAAAAGATCCTAGAAGTTATTACCCTGAATATACTGAAGATATGTATATAACAGATCATTTTTTCCAACATCCTATAATAAAGAATAATGAATTAATAGAGATGACAAGAGAAGAAAAAATAGAAAGAGGCTTAGAAACAAACTTAGAAAATGGGGAATATTTAAAAAATAAGAAACTTATAAAAGTTCAACAGCCTTCTGAATATCATTTCTGGAATAAAGAAACAAATAAATGGGAATTAGATTTAGAAGGTTTAAAACATATTACAAGAAGAAAATTTAGACAAGTTCTATTAAATAAGATCTATGCTGATTTTGATTATAATGGGAAAATTTTTCAAATGGGGGAAGCTGATGAAAAAAACTTTTTAAGAGTAAAATCAGCAATAGATATAGCTACAACAAGTAATGATCCAAAAGCAATAATTGATGCTGTTAAGTTCTTAAAAGGTGATGTTCCAGAAGGTTTTGAAGAGAAAATAAAAGCAATTATAAAAGATAAGGTAACATTATCAGAAGTAATTCAAAATTTGAAAATAAATTGGAGGCTGAAGGACAATTCTGTTGATTCCTTTACTTTTGGAGAGATTAATCATATTTATCTTTTATGGATACTGCGTGGAACAGCTGCACAAGAAGAATATACGGTAGTAGCAACCAAAACAATGGAAGCTAAATCTTTAAAAGAATTGGAATCTATCGAATGGGAATAAAAGGAGTGGTGGAAATGTACAATTTATCACAAGCGAGCAAAAATATGATGAAAGGGGTACATCCTAATCTAGTCTCTTTTATAGAAGAGCTAATAGGATTAAGTCCTCATGATTTTAAAGTAACCTGTGGTATGAGAACAGCTGAAGAGCAGAACAAATTATATCAATATGGAAGAACTATCCCAGGTGCATGGAGAACAAATTGTGATGGCTATAAGATTCAATCAAATCATCAAGAAAAGATTGATGGACTTGGATATGCCGTTGATATAGGTGTTTTAGTAAAAGAAAAGAAAAAAAAAGAAATTGAAGTAAATGGGAAAAAGGTAATAAAAGAATTTGAAAAAACAGTGTACAAAGCTGGTTCAAAAGATCTTCATTATTATAAAGATATCTATGAGACTGCAAAAAAACATGGACTGATAGAGAAATATAATATTGAGTGGGGTGGAGAATGGAAAAAAGTAGATGCTGTACATTTTCAAATCAGAGGAGCAGGGAAAATACCTTATAAAACAGTTTATAACAAATAGGAGGATTAGAAATGATAAACCAAGTAATTGCATATTTAAAAGGATTTAATCAAGAACAATGGCTATGGATAGTATTAGCAGGGGGAATTTTAGGATATATTATTTATAACAGAAAACAGTATATAAACTTATTTGATGCAGCTGTTATTGCTTCAGAGGAAAGCTTTAAGTATGGAGAGAATCAAAAGAAACTTAAGGCAGCATTAAAATTTGTTGAATATAGAACTGATAAATTACCATATCCAGTTAGAATTTTATTAAGAAAATTTTTCAGTAGAAAAACAATAGAAAGAGCAATAGAAAAAGCCTTGCAAAAGTTTTCTGATACATTTGGCACAGGAAGAAAAATAGATATTGAAGAAGCTGAGAATGATGAAGAATAAATTAAAATTAAAAAAAGTTAATAATGTATTTAGTGTAGTCCTTGAGGACTATACTAAATATATCAAAGACTTTCCAATAGTAATTCCAGCAGGATTTAGAACAGATGGAGCCAGTATACCTCTTATATTGAGACCTTTTTTTGAGAGATATGGAAAAAATACAGAAGCGGCTGTCATTCATGACTTTCTGTATTCAAAGTTTAATTCAACAGGTATTAATAGAGAACTAGCTGATAGAATCTTTCTATTTATACTAAAAGAAAACGGAGTTTCTTGGAGAGTTAGAAAAATGATGTATGAGGCTGTAAGAATGTTTGGTGATATTTTCTGGGAAAAGAAAATTCAAAATGAAGGTTATAGAAACAAGGCTATAATTGACAAAAGTGAAGAAGCTAAGTGTTACTATAGTGAATGGGAGAAAAAATTAGGAAAACTTTAGGAGTAAGAAAATGGGGAAATTTGATGGATTATTTGAACATTGGTTTATAAGAAGCATAATAGGGTTCATACTATACTTATTAGGAGGATGGGATAAATCATTAGAAATAATGATGACGTTCATAATTATTGATTACATCAGTGGATATTTAAAAAGCATTTATAAAAAAGAAATATCCTCTAAGAAAGCCTTCAAGGGAATAATAAAAAAAACATCTTGTATTTTAGCTGTTATAATAGGAGCTTCACTTGATAAACTAGTTGAGGGGACTCCAATAAATGTTCCAATTGCTGTATTAAATGTTCCTCTATCTTTTAAAGAACTAATAATATTTTCAATCATAGGAAACGAAGGAATATCTATAATTGAGAATTTAGGAGAAATGAACTTCCCTTTTCCTTCATTTATAAAAAAGTTTTTTAAACAATTACAGCAACATGATGAAGAAAATAAAGATAGTAAATAATAAAAAATTAAAAGGAGTATTAAAACTCCTTTTTTGTTTAGTATAGAAATTTTGTTTTTATCATTTTGTATTCAAATAAAATTATCATTTCAAATTGAAATTTTTATCAAATCGTTTTGCGTCTTACACCAGCTATTTTTGGAGTGAACTTAAAATATAAATTTCCATTGATAGCAGGTTGTATTGCTGGTGCAATTGCTGGTGCCTTTGTATATATATTTAAATTAAGCTCTTTAGGTTTTGGAGCAACTGCAATACCAGGTATAACAATAATTGATCCAGCTAATAATGGTTATATAAACTACATTATAGTTCATTTAATAGGACTTGTCTTAGGAATAGTTATCTGTTACACATTTGGAAAAGCAAAAACTAAGAAAGTTATTGTAGATGAAGAGAAAGCAAATGAAAATACTTCTGAAATAAAAGTAGAAAGTATAACAGATACTAATTTAGATGAAATAACTTTAATTTCTCCAATAAAAGGAGAAGTAAAAGATATCTCTGAATCAAGTGATGAAACATTTGCATCAAAAGTTATGGGAGATGGAATTTTAGTAAATCCTAGTGAAGAAATCTTTGTTGCCCCAGCTGATGCAACAGTTGAACTTGTTTTTCCTACAAAACATGCTATAGGTTTAAGTTTAAAAGATGGAAGTCAAATCCTTATGCACTGTGGAATAAATACAGTTAGTATGAATGGTGAAGGTTTTGAAGTTTATGTTGAAGAAGGGCAAGAAATTAAACAAGGTGATAAGTTAATTAAAATGGACTTAGAAAAAGTTAAACAAGCAGGTCATAGTACTCAAACTCTTATGATAGTAAATGAACTTCCTGATGGTAGAAAAGTTGAAGTTAATCCTGATAGTAAAACTCCTATCATAATAAAAAAAATTTAGGTGAGGCTATGCTAAGAGAAAAATATATAGAACTTATCAATAAAGTAAATTCTGATCCTTATCGTTTACATTTTCATTTAATGGCTCCTACAGGTTGGTTAAATGATCCCAATGGGCTTTGTGTGATAAAAGGAGTAAATCATATCTATTTTCAATATACTCCTTTTTCTGCAACCTGGGGTTTAAAATCTTGGGGGCATTATAGTACAGAAAATTGGATAGATTATACAGAGCACCCTATTTTTTTAAGACCGAGTGTAGCTGAAGATATAGATGGTGTATATAGTGGTTCAGCTCTAGTTGAAAATAATAAAATACATTACTACTACACTGGAAATGTAAAATATACTGATAAAAAATATGACTATATTTTAAACGGCAGGGAACAGAATGTTATTGAAGTCATTTCAGAAGATGGTTTCAATTATGAAAATAAAAATATTCTCTTAAAAAATTCTGATTATCCTCAAAATATGTCAACTCATGTTCGCGATCCAAAAGTTTTTAAAGTTGAAGATGAATACTTTATGATTCTTGGTGCAAGAACAAAAGAAGATATAGGTTGTGCTATTTTATATAAATCTTTAGATTTAAAAAAATGGGAATATTTTTTTGAGATACACTCTGAAAAAAAATATGGCTATATGTGGGAATGTTGTGATTTAATAAAAATAGAAGATAAATGGTTTTTAATCTGTTGTCCTCAAGAAGTAGAACAAGAAGGAATTAATTTTGCAAATATCTATCAAATAGGATATTTTCCTATAGATATTAATTTTAAAGAAAAAACATATAGTTTGGGAGAATTTATAGAATTAGATAGGGGCTTTGACATATATGCCCCACAAACTTTTGTTGATAATAAAGGTCGAAATGTATTAATTGCTTGGATGGGAATTCCTGATGCAACTTACACAAATAATAAAACTATTAAAAATGGTTGGCAACATGCTTTATCTATGCCTAGAACACTTAAGAGAAAAGGAAATAAAATTTTACAAGAGCCTTTAGTTGAATTTGAAAATTTAAGAAAGAATAAAATTTCAAGTACAGATAATCATATTAACTTTCTAGCTTCTACTTTTGAAATGATAATAGATATAGATAATTCTGAAAATTTTCTAGTAAAAATGGAAGATGTAAAACTATCTTATGACAACAATATCTTTTCATTAGAAATGCAAGAAAGTGGGGAAGGAAGAAACAAAAGGTCTGTTTATCTTAAAGAACTTAAAAAATTACATATTTTTGTAGATACAAGTTCTATTGAGATTTTTATCAATGATGGTGAAGAAGTTTTTACAAGCCGTTTTTATCCTAATAAAGCAAAAATAAATATAGAAGTGTTTAATCATGGAAGTTGCTCTTACTATGATTTAGATGAATTTAAAATAGATGTTGAGTAGAGTTTTTAAAATAAATTAAAAAGGATTGAAAGCTTTAGTTCATAAAGTTTTTCAATCCTTTTCTTTTAGTTAAGGTAATTATTATTTAATAACAAC